GATCCCGTTGCCCCGCAATAATTTTTAGAGAGTTGTGTTCAATTTCAACGCTTTGTCTGCTGAAGCCACGGGCCTCAAATTTAAGGTTGTTGAACAGCTTTGAGTTAAGAACAACATCATTACGGCAGTAGTTAAGCATCTCTGGGGTATACTCTTCAAAGGCATCAAACTCTATTTTGCTTACGCCTATCCTGTAACCCCAAGACTCTAGGCTGTGTCCTCCTTCTCTGGTCGGATTAAAAAGCCGAGACAGGACAAGAGTATCGACAACCTTTTTGTCTTTTGAAAGATCAATGTTATGGAGCCGCTTAATGACAGGAAGATCATAGCCAATAATATTATGGCCGATGAGCTTCTCTGCTTTTTCCAGATAGGCAAGACCCTCCACTAGTTGTGTCGGGCCAAAGGTTTTAACCTCGCCTGTATCTGGATCTGTAATGGCAATGCACCAAATTTTGGTAGCATCAATCCCATCTGTTTCAATATCAAACACTACATTTTTCATAGTTCAAGATCTTCCTGATCTTCAGATTCCATAGAAATTTCACTGAGCCTACCGCTGTCTTTGTCATAGAACAAGTAGGTGGCTACGCCTGTGTCACCTGTATAGCGTGACTTCAGCACACGAACCCTTGTTGTACTGGCCTCAATAGGATCTTCTGCCTGTTGATTTCTCTCCAAAGAGATAACGCAGTCAGAGAGTTGCGCAATGCTCTGAGAGCCTCGCATATGGCTCAAGTTTACTTCAATGCCATTCTCATGTCCACGGTTGCCGTCAAGCCTGCGCAAGTGTGATACAAGAATTAAGCCGACCCCAGTTTCCTCAACAAGAGTTCTGAAGTTGTGCATGATAGCATCAATGTTTCTGCGCTCATCACCGTCAGTTGTCATCGACAACAACATATGCAAGTGATCAAAAATTATCCACTTACATTCTAAGCCAATAGCCATGAAGCGCAGCTTGCTAAAGATACTATCAACATCATTCATTCCAAGATGGGCATGAACAAAGACGCGGTTTTTGTTGTTGCCATCGTAAAGAATATTAAAGAAATTATCTATTTCTTCTTCTGTAAACTGCGCCCTGATGCTCTCAATGTGTAGACGGGCATTAGCTTCAATAGAAAGTATACCGTCTACTGTTCGCCGCCAATCTTCTTCAAGGGCAATGATGCCAACCTTGTCATTAGTATTAGTAATCAACCAATGTTGAAGTTCTCGCGTCACACTAGACTTACCAAGACCTGTGCCGCCAGTAAGAGTAATAAGCTCTTTCTGTCTCAAGCCCTCAAGCTTATCATTCAGCCCGTGCCAAGGGTAGGGAATAGCTTCTTTCTTTTCACGCTTCTTATAGTTCTCTCGCTCTTCAGAGACATTAAGAATACCAGAAGGCGTATACAACTTAGCTGCCCACCACGAAGTGACATAAGCTTTATGATGCCCAAGACGGAGCATTTCATTTGGATCTTTAAACTCGTCTGGAAGTTTTAGAATTTTTGCTTTACCGGGCTTTAGAATCCGAGCAACCTTTTTTGTTGCATCTATACCAGCCTTGTCGTTATCAAAATTAAGAACAACAAAGTCAAATGATTCAACAAACTCTAGGTTTTCTTGGATATCTCTTACTGCACCAGATGCTCCATTCTTTACAGACACAACAGGCCACTTGCTACCAAGCAACTCATAAGCTGCCATAGCATCGCATTCGCCTTCAGTGATTGTTAAGAATTTACCGCCTGCTTGAGCTAGCTGCTGACCAAACAAACCTGTTCCTTTTGGTGAGCCAACCCAGTTAAAAGTTTTATTTGCTCTGCGGATTTTTGTAGAAACTTCTTCGTTATTGATATAGTAAGGATAGTGGTGTTCGATAATTGTATTTGATCCCTCTTTTACTGAGCGCACACCATAACGCTTTGCTGTATCAAGAGATATTTTTCTGTCGCTTAGTTCGTGGTAGAAGGTTTCCTTTTCTGTTGTGGGTTGATTGTCATAGTTTCTTTTGTAGCTTGTGAAGTCTGTCACGTTTCCGTCCATCGCTGCTTCATAGTTCTTAAAAAAAGTATCACAACTAAAGCATTTAGCAGACCCATCCTCGTTAATGGAGACAGGATCACTGCCTCCACAACTAGGACAGGGCTTGTGGTACGCCACAAAGTTGCCCATTTTAACCCTCTTTCATTTCGTCCTCAGAGATAAGAGCATCATCAACTAGAAGCTCCTGCATTTTTGTATGAAGCGCAACTGTTGCCGCCTGCAAAATAGTAAGATCAGTATTAGACTCATTTACTTTTTGCTGCGCAAGCGCAAGATAGGCATAGCAGTTTTGTGCTTCAGTACTGAGTTTTGATACATCATATTGCTTATCTTCAAAGCTATAGATGTTACTCACAGTTCATCCTCCTCGTCATCATCATAAGATTCAAACTCTTCTCCATCTGCAAGAGCATACTCAACAAGATCTAAGACTTGCATGGCTTGGAAGTCAAGACCCTTGTATTGAGTACCATTCCAAGTGGTTTCCCACTCTTTATATTGTACTTTAACAAGAGAGCCGTTTCCGACATTAGAATCCATGCGGTTCTTGTTTTTATCAAGAAGCTTAGGGGCTTGCCTGATCATACCATTAGGGCCATTAACTTTACGCTTGATGATTAGTGCTGGCCCTTCGTCCATATCCTTTACAGGAAAACCGCGTGACCGAAACTGCTCTGCAACGTCCTCATCAACAACCAAATTGACAGAATAAACTGGAGTATATTTTGTATTTGGTGTAGTAACAGATGCCCAATATGCGCGTCCTTCAACGACTGCCATAACTTACTTCTCCTTTAGAAAGGTGATTAATATAATCTACTATACCACTATAAATGTACTCTGCATTTAAATGCATTTCCTCTTTTTGATTTTTCTGATCTATAAAATTGATCAGATTATCAAAAGCTTTAGGCTCTGGTAAACAAGTACCAAGAGATAATGTAAAGGCTTGACAAAGTTGATCTTCAATCTTTACAAATCTATTATCCATTAGATTTCATAGCTCCCTGTTAGAACGCTATACTTTATTACTTCTAATACAAATGTAAGTTTTTCTATATCTAAATCAGAAGCAACCTTTAACTCTCCACCAAAGTCTACAATCAAAACAAACTCAGAGTCGTCTATACTCAGGCCATTAGCCTCAAGTTTTTTAACTGCTTTATTTATTTTTCCTTTACCCTTTGGCGCGTTCTCTCCGAAATTACCTTCAATGATTTTCAACGATCACCTCCAGATCCTTGAATCACTCCACGCTCTGAGCGGCTGCGGAGTTTGGAGAGATTGTACTCTGCAACTTCAGAAAAGTCAATACCGTTGTCACGCAAAAGCATTGCAAGATTCCACAATACATCCCCAGCTTCAGATACTATGTCATGCTTATCTATTGCTTTGTTGTCGCCGCGCAGACGAGGCTTGATAAATAAATCTGACAACTCAGCAGACTCTACCATCAAAGATGCAATAGGGTAGAAGTCATCTTTATATTGTGCTGTTGCCGCAGCAAGAGCTTGATACTGATCAAAGGTCATGTTAAACTCCAAATATCTTTCCGATTAGTCCACTCAATAACATCACAGCCGCAATACTATTGATCATTATTAACGCTCTATCTTTCCACATGAAACCTACAACAGCCCAAAGCGCCGTACCCGCAAAGCTTAACAGCATATCATACACCTGTAGCTCTGGAACTCCAGTACTTCTAAGAGATATAGCTACAAGCAACCAGATACTAGCGATCCATTTTAAATGCCAATCTAAAGTTCCTTTAGGCGTTGCACTCTTAATGATTCTATTGCTGTGTTTGATTTCATCAATAGAATATTCTTTGCCTTCATCAGACAATATAACTTCTTCATTCATTTACAATTTCCTTTATGAGCCAATCAAGATAAACACGGGCCTTACGAAGATCTTCTATACCATTTTTATATTTATAACGATGGACATATTTCATAACATTGCCAGCACAGTAGTCGCCAAACCCGTCTCCCAACTGCTGCTTGATATAGTCGATTGCTTCAATGCCGCCCTTGTTATAATGTTCTGGTTTGCTTACAGTATTATATTGCTGGGGGTAGTACGTTTGCCCCGTGGCTGTCTGCGGCCTTTTAATTTTATCCCATTCATCGGGAGTAGTATCATTGATGCTCATTTCTTGCTCCTGTTTTTAATCCAAACATATGGTTTTTCAGATGTTACTTCTAACTCGGCATAGTCTGACCCCGTGTATTCGGCATCATTCTCATTACAAAAATAAAAGTATTCATGTTTATAAGGGTTATAAGATACCTGTCGATACGGCAACAATGAATCCCAATAGCCCCAATCAATAGGCTTTACAACCCAAGTACCTACTAAACCAGCATGAACATTTTTACGCTTCTCTTTCAATACTCTTTCTCTGCCTTTCTGAGATACCCTTGGCTGTACCTCTTTTAATTTCACATACCTACATCTATCTATAACACGCCCCTTATCTGGGCCTTCTAAGGCTTTAATAGACCAAAGTTTTTTATGTAAATTAAAATATACAAAGACCTTCATGGCTCACCTCAGTGACAATGAGATAATGCAATAGAGAAAATAATGAATAGCATCAGAGCAAACCAATACTCCGGTAAGTTTTTAATAAACCTTCTTATTTTATTTTTAATTCTGTCGCTTTTAACGATGAAGTACTGCTTTGATTTGGTCACGCCCTACTCCTGTGTATTTGCCACATCCTAAGCTCATTGCCAGCCTCCTGACCATACCACTTCATAGGCATTCCTCTTGCGGCCCACTCATCCCTTTTCTTTTTGTAGTATACACGATAGCCAAGAACTGTGTCATCTCTTTTGCATTCATCTGGCATACACTGTGGCGGTGGATAGAAGTCTCCATCGGGAAGGTTTTCAGGATATATTTTAAGTGCATCTATGTGGTCGTTAAAGGACTTATGCACTTTGCCATATCTATCTTGATATTCAAAACATAAAGCTCTAAAGTGTTCAACCAACCATTTATAATTACTTCGATTACTTCTAGCCCACACAGCACTAGGATGGTTCTTGTGTGTTGCGCGATACGCAACTTGATTTAAGTCAAGCTCAACATGGGCAGTGCTAAGTAACTGCGCTGTTTCTAATGGCATCTTTACTATATGTTTATCACACTGGAACCATGCTGCTTTCTCAGGATCTTTAGATAGATAAAAGATATTCATTCTCAACCTCTTGAATACAGTCAGACCATTGTTTAACATCATAATAGTTGGCTACCCACTCCCAACCACACTCACCCAGAAGATCGTCAGCACATTCAGCCGCCGCAGTCCAATCTCCAAAGTCTCCTATGCTTACTAACTTGCCTTCAGTTAAAGCAAAGTATTTTCTATAAATGCTCATCAGTCAGCCTCGTATTGTTTTCTAGCATCTTCAACATCTATATTCACAAAGCAGGCCAAGCCCCGCTCATCCCAAGCAATACTAGTAAATTTGTATAAGCCCCAAGATGGTTCTGTTGGATGCTCCATTACAAACTCTGCACTCTCTGCAATCAGATCGGCCTCATAATATTGTCCTGTAATCATACATGGGTACTCACTTGCCATAAATTATCGCTCCGTCTAGTAGGTTTTCAATAACAGTTATTTGATCTTGAATATGCTTCAAGTCTTTTTCTAACTCCCAAATCTTTATGTCATTGTTTTCGTCAGTCGCAATGTCATCAAGCAAACAAGCAATAGAGATGCTGGCTTCATTTAAAGCTTCTTTTAACTTACTCATGTTAATCTCCATGATCCGACCAATGATAGTCAGCATTGCTTATCTCATCAGCAATAAGATCATATATGTAATCACTATTAATCCAGTTAGTGATATCAATTCCATTGGCTTTAACTGAAACCAGTTCAACTAAGTTCTCCTCATCTCCGTGATTAATATAAACAACCGTTGCATACAAAGACATCCAAGGACTATCAAGTTCTACATCAAACTCTTGATGCCCATACATACTAGCCGTCCCCATGAAACATCTCCTGATATTCAATCATGTATTCAAGAATTGTAATTGCTTCGGTTTGA